AAGCACTGTTTCACCATCACATTCATAACTTAATAAAAATTCTAATGGTGAGGTCGTTGTAGTAGTTGTGGTTGCAGGATATAATTCTAAATCAATGTAATTAGTACACAATGGATTACTAGACATCACTCTAATAATTGTTGTTGGATCAGGAACTAATGATGAAGAATATCCTGCTAATAAATCTACTTTAGCAACTCCTGTTTCAAATGCTGATAAAAATCCATCTGCATCTGAATATAAATTAAATGGACCTGAGTCAGATCCTGCTGTTGTCAATGTTATTAATACTGTCATATTATTATTGGTTTAAATTAATCTTTTACTAATCGAATAGAACGTCCCTGATTAACATTTCCATAAAGTCCAATAGAAAGAGTAATACCAGAGTAACTTAATTGAAAATAATAAGAAAATGGAGGAGCTGCTGCTGTGCTTGACCAGAATATTCCATATAGGGTAAGTTCATTAAATGATCCAGTGTAATTACGCCAACCACCTGGAAGACCTGTAAATCCACTGCTGTTGGTTGCTCCTATATTAGGACTTGCCCAATGAGATATTCCAACTTCTTTCATTTTACCTCCTGCTACATTTGCTCCACCTAGACATTCATCTGTTAATTGATAAAACTCAGCATAAGTTGGTATATGATAACCAGCTGGGGCTAATCCTCTTGGATCATTAACAGCATACCAATTATATAATTTTCCATAAATTGCACCATTTGCTGGATTATTATTAAAATAACACCAAGCTCCTGTTGTGAGTGCAGCCCAAGCAACAGGATTACTTACTTCTGGAATAGGATCACCATTTCTATATGTAGTTACATCCAAATTTCTAGTTGTCCAACGTTGGTCACAAATCAATACTGTTGGTAAATATTCTGTAGTAGTAGTAGTTGTGGTACTTGTAGATGTAGATGTACTTGTTGTTGTACTGGTAGAAGTACTTGTGCTAGTTGTTGTAGACGTACTTGTACTTGTTGTTGTAGTTGTAGTTTGTAAAGAAACATCTATACAACTTGGTTGTTGTGAAGCTCCTGAGATAAACTGAAATGCATTATCAACTGTTGTTACTGTATATGGATAAGTTAAATTAACTTCACGAATTAATCCTCCTCCTGTAAATATGTACAGATTTCCAGCGTTTTCAAATAAACCAACAGATAAACTAAATGATGGAAGACTCACTGTAATATCTAAGTTACCACTAAACAAATTATATTGACGCAACTGATCAATTGGACCATTTTTAGTAGTAACCATTAAGTTTGGTGCACTATATAAAATGTCACCAGACACTGCTGTTCCTGCAGGAAGCAAGGATACAATATCTGTTGAAACAGCTGTTGAACCTGTTATATCTAATCTTATTATCTTTTGTGGAGTTGCTCCTCCTGGATATGTATTTGAAGCAAATAATAAAGTGTTTGATATTGCACACAACCCTTGGCCTAATACAACTCCTGCTGGCAAACTAATTGTTCTATTAAGAACTGCTGTCCAAGGAGATAATGTAATATTATACTCATATATAAGAGTTGAAGTATACAACCACATTTTTGTTGCAGTGTTTGCAATATCATTTCCTCCTGGAGCATAACTTCCCAAGAAAATAGTTGTATTAAAGTCTGGATTATATCCATAAACATTTTGACCATAATTAACTAATACAGTACATGATTCTAAATAATTAGCAGCAGTTGTGGTTGTAGTAGTTGTTGGAGGTGCTGTAGTTGTCGTAGTTGTAGTAGAGGATGTTGTAGTAGTAGTACTAGACGTGGTAGTAGTTGTAGTTGGACAACATTCATTTACTATATCAGAAATATTACAAATAGCATACTCTACGTTCTGAATAACTTCAGTTAATTGTTCAGAGGTTTGAATATTTGCACATAATAAATCTACACCAAGATATGTCACTAAATCTGAATTAGTGATTTTGGTTGAACAAGAATCATCATTTACACAATTAAGAATGCTCATATCTGTTAGATTTAATTATTAACAAGGACCTAAGTTTTCTTTAATAGCTGAATTATTTAATTGCAACGAGTCTGCTTGCATACAACCAGTAGTTACACTAAGCCCACCAGTCAAGCTTCCACCTATAGGAGCACCATCACAAGAAAGTCCACTCCAGCTTGAAGGATCAACAATTCCTTGAACTAGATAATTTTCACAATATACAGTTGTTGTTGTAGTTGTGGTTGTGCAACAATCACAAACATTTAATTGTGCAACTAAAGCACAGATTTTATCATCTATTTTTTGAAGAACTGTTGTAAGAGAATCACAAGGCTCAATCCCTGTACAATCCAAAGGAGGTCCTACGTATCTTACATTATCTGATCCAACATCTGTTGTTGATTCATTAGAACTCTCACAAGAGTCACACCCACATGGGTTTTGAGGTAAATATGGCCACATAATTAAGTTGGTATATACATTATATAATAACAAGGGTAAACAGGTTGAACATTTGGATGAGGTAGTCCACCACCAGCTCCACGATTTGTTACAGTAACATCAACAGTTATACCTGTTTCATTCTTAGTGGTAGTTCTAGTAATTGGTACAGATTTTCTACTACCAGTACCACTACCTGAAGAATTAGTTACTCCTTCGAACTGGTGATCGTGTCCAGGATCATTAAAGTCAACAACAACATCAGCAATGTGTGTATGGTCAGGTATTTGTAATGGACTAAGTGTCATGAAATTAGATCCATCTGGAACATCTATTACATAATTTGGATTATACCCTGAAGGATCGCTTGGATCTACTTCTGGATCTAATATACCACCACCCATGTCTTGTATTGCACAAACAGCAACTCTACCTCGTTTATCAGGGGTACCATTATCTCCATTACATAAATTAATATCTTTCCATGCACCAATACCTTTACCAGTAAAGTCAAACTTACCAACTAATGTACCATAGAATTCTAATGCTACAAATGGAATCATTTTTGCATTTACAAGATTACTTGTATTATCAGAAATATATGTAGAGATAAAATTATTAATTTGATCAGCTCTAACATAATTTGTAGAAAGATCCAATGATAGTGTTGCAAGATCAGCTTGTACTTGGCAAAGTGTATTTATAACAGCTTGCAATATATCATGTGTTCCAGCACTAGCACTAACTTCTTCTATACAACCAACTTCGTAATCAGCTTCAATTGTTGCAACATCTGCAACAACATCATTGATTTGAATTTGTAAATCACATACAGCTTTGATAATTGCTGTTAGTATATCATTTAAGTTAAAACCATTACATTCTACACATGTAGGAATATATTGTCTAACAACATCACATATTATATCTGGATCAATAATAGGTTTTATACCTGATCCATCAAGAAAAGGTGTAACAAATGAAATTATTGCATTCTCAACAGTGGCAAGAGTGTCACCATGTTGAATACCTAATAGAGGTACATCGACCCCTGTATATTTAACGCATTGATCAGAAACAATCTCAGCGCAACCATTAAAACAATTTGTACAAGACATATTAATAAAATTAAGGTATATACATTATGTAATTACAAGCAATTACAGGTTGAATATTTGAGTGAGGTTGATTGTTGCCTTGAGTATCTGCTATAGAATCTACAAAAACATTTTGATCAGGACCTGTTCCTTTTAATCCAGTAAAATTAATAGTGGTAGTTCTAGTAATTGGTACAGATTTTCTACTACCAGTACCACTACCTGAAGAATTAGTTACTCCTTCGAACTGGTGATCGTGTCCAGGATCATTTATTGTTACAGTATTTGTAATAATATGTGTGTGACTAGGCATTTCTGGAATACCAAGTTGTATACTATTCGATCCATATATTGTATTTAATGTATACGCAGGATTAAATCCTCCTGTTCCCATATTAGGAATAACAGCTGCATTCATTGGTCCTCCTGGAACACCTGTTGTAACTCCAACAAGAACACGTCCTCGTATATCTGGTGCTTGTGGATGACTGCTTCCATTACATAAGTAAATATCAACCCAATCACCTATACCTGCACCACCTGTATCGAACATAGATAAATCTGTAGAGAAGAATGGAAGAGCTACATAAGGGATCATTTTAGTCTTAACTAAACTTGCACCAGGTGGAGTGTAACTATTAAGAAGCGCATTTATTTGTAATTTAGTATAGTAGTTGGTAGCAAGATCAAGAGCCAATGCTCCAAGATTAACTTCTAACTCACAAATTTTATTAATTGCAGCTTGAAGAATATCATGTGTACCAGATAATGATGTAACACCATTAAGACAGTCTACATCATAATTACCATTTAATGTTTCAAATTCTGTAACAAGATCATCTATTTGTTCTTGTAATGAACATGCTGCTTTTATAATTGCTGTTAAAACTTCATTTAATGTAAATCCTGTACATTGTGTACATGTTGGAAGAAACTGTTTAACTACATCACAAATGATGCTCTCACTAATTATAGGTTTAATTCCATTTCCTGTTAATACAGGAACAAGAAAAGTGGTAATTGCATTCTCTACAGCCAAAAGACTGTCGCCATGACTAATGCCTAATGCAGGAACATCTTCTCCTGTATACCTAACACATTGATCTGAAATAGTTTCAGTACATCCATTAAAGCAATTTTTACAAGACATTTTATCTAAATTTTAAAAGTTTAATTTTACTAGAAATCATATTTATAGAATATTGACTAGCATAATCTGGATTATGATATTTATATGTAAGGATTCTTTTATAGTTTAAAAGATCAAACATAACACTCCCTGCAAAAGATTGATTAAGCATAAATACAATATTATTATATAAGCTACTAGCCATCTCTGCAACTTTACAATCAATCTCTGCAATAAGAGAAGGAATGTTTGCACACTCTGGACAATCTGTTAGTCTAGGTGATAACATAATTATTATTTTTTAGGTTGAGGATTATTGGCAGCACTTTGGCATTTTCCACATAATCCATTCTTTAGCTGGCATCCACAGCCCACACTAGCTCCACAGTTTCTACAAGCAGCCATATTAATAAAAGTTTATAGCATAATTATTTCCAGAACAACCACAATTGTTTTTGCTAAAGTTAGTTAACATTGTCGATGCCTGATTATATAGTTTGTTTGCCTCAACAATTGCACAGTTGTTTGCTGCTGCAATTGCTCCTTGTATGAAGAAATAGATTGAGCTTAATTCCACTTTTGATTGGGTTTTAATTGCTCTATCACATTCCATCATGTCAAGTCTCATAAATGCTTCATCAAATCTTTCTTGTAGTCTGTCAACACGAATGATTGATCTTTCTACAAAGTTTTCATATGCAGGAGCAATGGAATATTTTAAATAGTAAACTCCATCAGGAAGAGGTTGGTTTACACCTATTGCAGTTATACCTAAATCTGATGATGTAAAGATATTAAAATTATTTACATCAAATGCAAGAATTGCAGTATCAAATCCAGGAACATTTATTTCAATTGTTGGAGATGTAACAACAGGAGGATCTGTAGGGTATGTAGACGCATCTATCACCCCAAGAGTCAATGTGTTATACGTAGGAACTACAAGTATATCTAAATTTAATATTGGCATGTTGTTATATAATAAATATGCCAGAGGACTTGAGAACATCCTCTCACCCTCTGGCATAGGTTATTTATTAAGTTACTTCTTAAGGAATCAACGTAGTTGTAGTACTAGTACTAGGCCATACAGTAGTTGTAGTAGATGTAGTAGTAATACATACTGGATTGTTATCAAGAACATTTCCAAGAGCAGCTTCTAAGATAGTTTGTACAGCAGTCGATTGTGAAGAACCAGCTTCAGCTGCAATGATCACTGTAGAATCTTCCATGATGTAATCACCCCATTGGTACTCAGATTTATTGTACTCATTAAATTTGATGTAGAAAGTATCATAAGTTGTACCAACAGAAACATAAGACTCAAAGTTACCATTGTAACCAGCCATTCTGTATAAGTGTTTCAAGTAACCTGCTTGGTAGCTGTAGAAGTTTTTCTCTAATTGAATAATTTCTGCAGATGTACCAGTAGCATAGTTAGCACGTTGTACCACTTCAGCGTTAGCTACAATGTTACAATTATCAGCTACAATAAAGTCAGCTGTAGTTGCAGGACCACTGTATACAAAAGTTCTGAACCACATTCTGTCATATTCGTAAGGGAAAGCAGCAACATCACATGGTTGTCCATATTGAGTTAATGGTTTTCCTGTAATACGTAAGATTGCAGAAGCATTATTACCAATTCTTTGGAATTGATAGAAGTTGTTAAAGCTAATGTTATCAGGGTTGATACCAGGAGCTTGTTGTTCCAATTTCAAGATGAATTGGTCAATCAATGCAGGAACGTCAACAGTGTCACAAGGATCACCACCACAGTCACAACAAGGAGCTTGAACAGTCACTGAACGAGTGAATCCATTGAAATACAATGTATCCAAGTAAGAAGAGTGAGCACGTAACGTCAAAGTTACAACATCACCACATTTTACATTCCATCCATCAACGTCAGTAATTTGAGTGATAGGAGTAGGACATCCACTCACTTTGTACCATTCAGTTACATTAGAAGTACAATTTGCTGTTGCACATCCTTTAATTTTGTCAGAGCGTTTAGTTCCTTGTAGATAGGTATTTTCTCTACCTTGAGCTACATAGAAATAAGGCGAAGCAGCAATGTTAGCTGCTGTGGCAGTTGTGTAATCACTTCTAAAGAATCCTACTGTACCAGCAGTTAAATCTTGTGTGTAATTTACTCCTGCACCTGTTGTTGCAATGTTTCTGCCAACAGGGACTACAAAGAGCGTAGTTAATGAAAAATCAGCCATTTTTATTTATTTATTAAGTTAAAAATTTATTCGTTTGTTTGTATTCTATATTGTGCATTTTGAACTGCACTTTGATTCTCTGTATACATTGCTAGGTTCTCAACTGTCAAATCTAACAATTCATCTTCTAGATATGTCTCAAGTTCACAGTCTTGATCAAATGATGGTTGTCCATCAAACATAATGAATCCTGTTTTATTTATGTACACTGGATATCTCATGTACATTATATTTATAGTATTAGGAGTGAACGTCCCATCTGTAAATATGCTTATGTCATCAGAGGATAAGAAATTAAATGTTTCTTGATATTCAAAACTTGGTTTGTAATGATCATTGTTCATAATAAACTGAAGATCGCCATGTTTTGCAAGATCTCTGTTAATCCAGATCTTTCTGTTTTTACATCTTCCTTTATCAGCTAACACATATGAATCTACATAGAACATATATTGTGGTTCTAATTGATGTATGTTAGCTTTCCACTGATGTATTTCTTTATCTGATTCTACAAGACTTAATGGTTGATGGTTATAATCTACCACTAAACTTTGTAGGTCTTCGTAACGTTTTTTAAATGAGTCTAAACCCATTTGACTTACAGTACTAATGTTATCAACCTTTTGTTTTATCAACTTGATCTGAGCCTCATTCAGAGCTAAGATTTTATCTTCAAGTTGAATCTGTTGGTGCTCATTAGTTGATAGCTTATTCAATCTTTGGTCAATCTTGTATAATAAACTATCTACTGGTATCATATGCTTTTATATTTTTAAAAACTAGCCACTAAATAGCAGCTAGTTTTTTACTTTTTAATTTTCCTTCAAGAGTAAGTAGCTCATCTTGATTATCATCATCAGCAAGGAATTTAATTAAATCTTCCTCATCTTTTGCAATTTCAAATTCTCCTTCATAGACTTTACCATTTGGTTTAATTCTATAAACTGAATGAGCAACAGCTTGTTTAACTAAATCTTTAATATGGAGTAAGTTTTCCTTCATATCTGCAAATCTGTTGAACACTTCTACAGGATTTAATCCTTGGAAAGCACCAGACTTGAATTCTGATTGTTTAAGCATGTTATCTACTTGATTGTAAACAACTTCCTCTTTTGTATCTTCTGTAACTGGAAGTCCTAAAAGTCTTCCAACTTTACGTTTCTTCTCAGGAGTCATAGAATCAAATTTCACAATAGCTTTATTGATCAATTGTTTTTTCTTGAAGATTACACCACTTTCAATTTCCTCGTCAACAACATAAAATTGTGTGTCTGCAGGATATTCACCTCTTTCCCAAGCTTGATAACTTCCTGCAATAGTTGGATGTACTCGCAACCATGAAAAAGCTAACTCTTGAAAAGGAATAGAAAGATCAAAAAAGTTATCACCATCTAACAGTTTTACTGCTTGTACGTGAGTTTGGTCATCTGTTGATAATGATAATCCATAGTTCCAAAATTTAGAACGAGGACCAAGATCAATATCACCTAATGCATATTCTAACTTTTCACGTAGTTTTGTAACACGTTCGATTTCTAACTCACGTTCTGTCGAATCACTAATTCTTCTAATGTATGCAGCACTTGCATCTAGTCCTGTTCTATACTGACCATCTAGTTCTTTATAAGGATATTTAAATACTCCTGTTCCAGGAACACGAGTCATACCTTTTTGTGCTAGACCACCTTGCATTGTTTGCAATTGAGAATTGTTATACTCTTTTTTTAATGTAGAGATTTTGCCTATCTTTCCCATAATTTAATTTATATTAATTGGTTTATTTAAAATTACTTCTTCTTTCATGTGTAACGATTCTATGACAATTACAACATCGTATTTCACATTTACTTAATTCTTCTTTTATAAGATCAAGTTTATATGCTTTTTGTACCATGTAAGATACGTGATATAATTTCTTTCCTCTTACGTGATCAAATTCTAATACTCTTATATCAGAATTACCACAATCTACACATGATTTTCCTTCTAAATATTCCCTAACATAAAGTTTATTTCTAGCAATAGATTTATCTCTACTTACTTTTTGGGATTGATAAGGATCTAACTTACCCATAATGTAGTTTAATTAAGTTTTGGTTTATACTTTGCCAGAATGCCCCATCGAAGAGAGATGCAACACATATTAAACATGTCCATCATTCTGTTTGAAAAGTCTTCCCCCCAAGGTGGGAGAGAGTGGGGGAAGGGGGGAATTCTTTTCGATTTACGACTTACTCTGGGACGCTGTTCTAATGGGTAGCGTAGTAAGTACTGTTATTTTATTAGAATTGTGGGATTTCTTCGATCAACACAGTTCTTGATAAATCTTCAATGAATACATCGCAACGATCTTTCATCCAAATTTCGTATCCTGGGAATTTGTTAGCAGAGCTCATACCTTGAGATTTAGCAAAACCTAAGTGGTGACGAGTTCCATCAATATAACCCCAAGTCATAGAAGGCGCACCTTTCATACGTACTTCACGAATGTTATTTACCATTGAACCATCAGACATTGGAGAAACATCAAACACCATAAATACTGGGGTAGATTTTTTGTTTTGTCCAAACTCTAAGTTAGATTGTGGTAAATCTAATTCTTTCAAGTGAATCAATTCAACACGACCTGTCTCACGAGTTACCATTGCATCAAATGCAAAGTTGTAAGTGATGTGTTGTCCTTCTCCTTGCATATATCTGTTTCCAGAGTCAGCCATGAAAGTTAATCCTGAGTTTAATGCATCAGTTTTCAAAGCTTGTTGGAATACATCGAATCCAGCTTCGTTAGTGTACATTTTAACTCGTCTATCTTTAACGTCCACACGTCTGTAGAATAAATCTCCAAATACTGAACGAATCAAGTTAGCAGAGAATTCACCTCTGTTATATTGTACCAAGTTTCCATTGTTACGCATTCTGTGGTATACACCTGCAGATGTACGTTTCAATTCTTGTTTAGAACCATTA